AATCCCAACAATAGGCCTTCATCACCGTTCTTTCGTTGTTCTGAGATATTTGCTTAACGCCAAAAGAAAGATTGCCCCAACTTCTAGCCATTGTTTCAGCAAGTCGTATCGATGGACCACTGATGATTTGACCGCCTCTCTTAAAAGCATAAGTTGCCCTTTCTGCTAATTTGACGTCGGCACATTGATTCAAAACTCGGTCGCGTGCGGTTTTCTCATGTCTAGGAAATTGTTTGGCTAAGACTACTTGAGCCTGAACACTTTGGATTTCTGCCGCTACATCTGCACTTAAAGCCATTGGCACATTTGGTTGAGACACTGGAGATTGTGTTTGGTATGGCTGGATATTCATCATTTACTACCTTTCGTATTGGCGAAGTATCGAATGTATTTTGTAGTTTTTGTATCCAAGATTGAGGGATCAGTGGAACCATTTTCAACAGACTCAATGAGAGCCTTCGAATCCCATTTGTAAGAGACTTCACGTTTGACTAATCCCTCCATTTTGATCGCATCGTGTTGCGTTGGTGTGCGGTTTGGTGTCTTGGTTTTCTTCTCCATAAGACGAACATACCAACGATCACCTGGCAACTTCTCGTAGTCCTGGGATGACATGCAAAAGGCTATGTATTCCTTGAACCGCTTGGCGTTGTTCTCGAGACTCTTAGCCGCTTTCATGAACTCTTCAGCGTGGGCCTTCATCTCTTTTGATCGTGCAAGCAAGCCGTCGATGACAAACTTGGTGCTATCAACCTTCTCTTTAATCTCCCCAATAACCGTGGCTGGATCGAGTTCGGTGGTGTGCGCCTCCTCCTCAATGCTAGCCAGCGTGTTCAATAATTCGCCGAAACTCTCGGTTTCCGTTTCACTTGTCAAAATATCCTCCAATGTTTTATATGTTGATTAGAATTAAATTCGATGGAGGTTTATTATAAAAATGGTGACATTAGATCAAGTACTTTTTGAGGTTGGATTGAGTCGGAATGGATTAGTTCGAAGAGCTAATAAAGATAGAGAATACAGAAGGTTGAGCCCATCCGGCATGAGTAAGATTATCAATGAAATTAGACCAGCGACCGACTGGGAGAAAGTTTTGATTAAAAGGGAATTAGAGAAATTGGCTATAGCACCTGAAGTGATTGAGAATATTAAAGAATTAAGAGGTTAAGATGCCTAGAATCAACATCGAGGATGAATTATTCGATGACCCCTATTTTCATGTGTTGGTCGAGATTGTGGGTTGTGAATATAAAGCAATCGGCATTTTGGTGAAGTTCTGGCGCTATGCCATCCGACCATGGTGTGATGAAAAGAAGGGAGTGGCGGCTCAAATTTTTGAACGAATCCCAGAATTCAAGCATCTATCCGATGTGGGTTTTGCTCAAAAAATAGACAACGAATACGTGGCAAGGGGGGCCAATAAGCATTTTGCATGGCTAATGCACAAAAAAGAGGCAGGACGGGCCGGTGGTAAGAAATCCGCTGAGTTACGGGCAAGCAAATCCAAGCACCGCTCAAGCAAATCCAAGCACTGCTCAAGCACTGCTCAAGCAGACGTCAAGCAGACGTCAAGCAAATCCAACCCTCTTACTCTTACTCTTACTCCTACTCTTACTCAAGGTTCTAAAGAACCTATATCTAGTGCTGTGCCTAAATATTCAGCAGATGATCTAGCCCTAGCACGTGAATGGATAGGTGCCCTCAAAATAGGCAAGTCATCACCAAACTACGAATCGGCAGCTGAGACGATTAGGAAGCTGCGCCAGATTGACGGGTATTCGATGGAAGAGCTCAAAACAGTCTTTGAGTTCGTCAAAGGTGATGAGTTCTGGAGGGATCAAGCCAGGTCGCCTTACGGACTTCGGAATAAATCGAAAAGTAATGGACTTCCTAAGATTGAAAATATATTAGCCCGCATGCGAACTGGGAATTTCAAAACCGAAGAACAAAAACAACGCGAATACCAGGAAGAAATGGATCGCCTATATCCGAGGTTAGATTGATGGAAACTTACACTATGGATTTGAGTAACGAGATAAAAATGCTCGGTCTTGTTTTGCATAACTCGCATTACTACGATCGCTTGCTTCAATCGGGCATCACAACAGAAAGCATTCAATCGCAACTAGGCAAAGCATTGTTTGACGGATTTGCAGAATGCAGAAAAAGAAAATTAGAAATCGATATCGTAAACATGTTTGAGTTTTTGCCTTTGGAGGTTCGGCAAGAGTATTGTTCAATCGTAGAAGTTTTCCCGGTGACGATGAATATAGATTTCTTTATCGAGAAACACTTGGATGAATGGAGTGATAGAAGAACTCGCGAGATTATCTTGGATCAATCAAAAGATCCATTAGAACGAGGAAGATTGATTCAGGAAGAAACAACTCGGATTGCTTCGGGCCTAAAACAAGAAAGCGATATAAACGCTATTGCCTACGATTGGGAAAACTACGTTCAAAATATCATGCTCGGCAAAAGAGAATTTATCTCTACGGGCTTTCCAAAGATTGACGACATATTCCAATTGGAACCAGGTGGTTTGTATGTGATTGGCGCAAGGCCAGGTGTTGGTAAGACAGCCTTAGCAATAAACCTAGTCGCTAATGCCATAGCAAAGAAAAACAAAACTATCTTTGGGACTATCGAAATGCCTACAACCCAAATATTTAATCGGTTGGTATGTTTGAACGCAGATGTTCCAGGAATAAAAATAAGAAACAACAGGCTAACTGATAACGAAGTTAGGTCGCTGCTAATCGAAAAAGCCAAGCTTGTTGAAACATCGTTAGAAATCTATGACGACTTCAAAGGTATTTGGGGTAACCTAGAATCAAAAGTTCGATTTTCTCACACACAGATTCCAGTGAAGCTGTTGGTAATCGATCACCTCGCGATTTTGAAATTGAATAACAGTTCGAACATGGATCGAGTTAGAGAGATTTCAGAACTTACTGGCGCAATAAAAAGATTTGCCCTTGAGTTGAAAATACCAACCATTCTCTGTTGCCAATTGAACCGAGAATTAGACAAGCGAGAAGGTCCCCCGAGACTTTCGGATTTACGTGGTTCGGGTGCGATTGAACAAGATGCTGATGTTGTGCTTTTCATTCATCGCAAGCCAGAGGATGAGATCGGAGAATTTATTATCGCGAAGAACCGACATGGTCGAACTGGCAGAGTTGGTTTCAGGATCAATCCGGGGATAGGACGATTTTCGGATCATAGCTGAAACGGAACCCCATGGGTTAGATTTGGATCTAGAATCAAATCCTAGGGGGTAAATCTCAATTCTCAGCCACTTTTGTGGATAAGCTGGATACAGATACCCCGGAACCACCAGCGTGGCGATTAGAGGCCTCAGAATGGAAATTAGAAAAAAGGCAATAATATCAACAATAGGACGAGAGAGACGCATATAATAGGGAGTAAATCTTGTGGGAATTTTATTCTAGGCATGATAAACCCCACCTAATTCAAAGCGAGTTATTAGTTTCCGTTTCTTCAGACCCCGATTATCCATCGGGGTTAGTTTTTTGGTACAATGAAAGTACCTACCCAGGTGACACATCGACACGACAGACTTAGCCTCCATTCAGAGTTGTTTGGGGGTTATTTTTTTGATATTATTCGGATGATCGGCAGCGTGGAAAGCTGGGTAGCCAGTCCCTAGAGACACGCACATGCCTTGGACATGGTATGCACCGTCTAGGCCCCTACACAAGGTGGAATAACGGTTTTTCCAATCGATTAAAGCATAGCCCGAGTAGCGCCGGGCCCGATCTACCGCACCTTGTCACCGTCTTTCGACTTTTTCATGACATGCAAAATCTCTTGAATCATTTCCCGTTTGGTCGATCTAAATTCGTCATCAATCAACATGTGAATGTCGATGATATCGACAACATGACCATCGTCAATCCTGGCGAATAACACTTTTAGTACTTCCTTTTTGATCTCATCGTACATTTGCCGTACCCCTCTGTTGTTGTTTATGATCATATCGGGTTACTACAAACGAGGACTTTAATGGCAAAATCAGAGACGGAAATCCAACGAGAAATACTTGATTATTTGGAATGGATGGGCATCTTTTATTGGCGGAATTTCACTCAAGGTGTAAGAACCGCCGGGGGTAGGACTAAAAACAAGAACAAGGGAGCCCCTGACATATTTGCCCTAGAGCCAACATCCGGCAAGCTGATAGGCATCGAAGTGAAAAAGCCAGGTGGTCGAGTATCCCATGAACAACTAGAATGGATGACGAAAGCCGCTAAGAATGGTGCCCTATGCTTCATAGCAGAATCAGTAGAAGACGTTCGGGAACAATTCGCCGCTAACCAAATAATCTATTATCAAAAACCAAAAATGTGATAGAATAGTTTTGCTCCTAAAGCATGTATACCTACATCCAAGCAAGTTGTGGCAGTCGGGATTAACATCTCGACTGTTTTTTTTGGTATTATTGTAGCTATGAGGACGCATGGCGAGTTCCATAAGATGGCCTAGGGATTTTGGGGGGGAGTTTGGGAAATCGACTTTCTAATCCTTGGGCCATCATCCATTTATCATTTGCCTGATAATTCTAATTCACGTATCGATATAGATAGATCTAACTAAACACTGAATGGGTGCTTACCATGGATTGGGTCCAATTCTATTCGATCGTTTTTCTAACAATCGTTTTTCTCTCAGTTCTAAAAGCAAATAAAGACGGTGATAGGGATTCTGTAATGAACATATCTCTATTCATGGTCATGTTAGCCCCAATCTTTATGCGAGTATTCGAGGTGTTTTAAATGATCTACGTTTCAGAACCCCTAAAAGGCGATAGGTTTATTGTTTACAACGATAAGACGAAAGAGACTGTCACCGGATTTGAAGACGAACTTTATGACTTGTTTATGTGGCTATTCTACAGGCTGGAAATTGATCAAAAGTGGGATGTGGACCCAGAGAAAATAAAAAAGTATATGAGAGCTGGCTAATGGAAATGTTAGACGCTGAAGTCATTCATCTTCTAAAGTTCTACGATCAAACCTATGCACAAATACTTCAAGGTCAGATGACCACAATCGAAATGCCTACAAAAGCCCTGGAACTCGGTGACACACTTTGTCTAAGCCTGATAGACGAACATAAGAACATTCTAGAATGGGTATTCGCTACCGTAGTGGCCAAAGTTACCCATGCAAAATACCCAAATATGATCATTGATTTCGAATTAGTGGAATGAAAAATGTCTAAGAAAACGCCAAAAGGGCCCGGTGGTAGACCTACCAAGTTCAAAAAGCACATGTTGGAAAAAGCAAAAGAACTCGCCGCTAAGGGCAAAACAAACAGGGAAATAGCCGAGATTTTCGAGATCACAGAACAAACGTTCTACGATTGGTTGAGAAATAACTACGAGTTTTCTTACGCCTTAAAAGAAGGGAAACAAGAGGCTGACCAAATGGTCGAAGCTGCCTTATTTAAAAGGGCAATCGGATACACACTACCAGACAAGCAGCTACCACCAGACACAACAGCATGTATCTTTTGGCTCAAGAATAGAAAGCCAAATGAATGGTCTGAAAAGGGAGATTTCGATGGCGATATCGAGATCAAACTTGCATATAACTTAGAAAAGGAACCAAGAAAGGAACTCAGCGATGGAAGAAAACCAACAGAAGACTAGGGGACGGCCTAAGAAGAAAACAACCCCAAAAATCACGTATAAGGGTAACCGCACATTCAGACATGACTTGTTCAAGTTGAATGTCGCTACCATGAAAAAGAACACATCGTGGAAGTATGGGGTTGTGAATACAGTTCCCGTCGAACATTGCCACTTCTTTCATACCTACAATAGCCACGGTAAAAAGCAGATTCACTCCAATGCTGTTGGTGGCCACTATCATGAAGTAACCTGGTATATGGATGAAACAACCGGTGAACTCAAAGCCGAGTGTGGACCACCTATCATGAAATACAAAGTGAAACGTGGCGGCAGACAAAAGACTTTCGAAGATAAAGTTAAATGGTTTGATAACGCATCAGATGAGGCAGGTGTGGAAGGTCGCTGGATCGTAGATGACCATCGCCATAACATTGAGTATCTGCACTCTGAAGAGCTCAACCAAGATGCCGTGAGAAGTATCAACAAACAAACATCGGAAGCCATTATGCAGTCAGCTCCACCACCGCAAATGGAAAATGCCGATAATGTCGGGTTACAGGAACTATAAAATGTTAGAAGAGTGCCCCGAATGCCAAACGGGGCATCTCATTATTGTAGATCAAGACTGGAACCAAGATGGTGTCTATTACGTCGTGGAATGTGATAGATGCGACTACAAGGGATTACTGGACTAATGATAAACCGCATCGAATTCGAGTTCGACCAATTCATCGAAAAGACATTCCCCAATGAAGAAATCAAGAAATACTTACTCTCTCATGAACGAAAAAAGCTATGTATCGAGCGAATAGCTGCCGAAATCAACAATATCGAAAGACAACTACACTCCATAACCTTCGATGTTCACAAGTATCGTGTGCTCATTGATTCCATGGCCGGATTATTCTGCAAAGTCGCCTTGAATCACGCCGAAGAAAGCGCTATAAGCCAAGCTGAGAAGGCCCGGCGGGTATCCGAGGCTAACTACTTAAAAGAAGCAGAAGCAGAAATGGAAGACCTGGCGAAAGATCTATATAAGCCTGAGACTTCTTATCTGAATGATGCGCATAGGGGTAAGGATGAAGCTAAATGAAAGGGATATTAGAATAGAGCAGTTCTACAATCATTATGATAATCACGTCTATAGAGCTATTCATATACCAACTGGCATTGTTGTAGAAAAAGAGAAATCTAGGCTTCTATCGATCACAGAAAGGGACTATTCCTTTCAATTCAGGAAACGGTTGCTGCAAGATCTCGAAAAGAAGGTGCTAGAAAATGGTAGTTGAGGAGCAACTAATGGGGTAGGGATTGATGAATTTAGATGAATTGGAAAGGCTGGCGCTGGATTCTATGTCTCAATCATGGGTATCAGTGGAGATAGATGATCTTCTCAAACTCATAGCCGTTGTGCGTGCTGCTGCACATGCGACGAAGGTAGCCAATGTGACTGTGACGGGCCATTTGATGATGGAGCCGAGGCATTTTGACATGATATTGGAAGCCCTCGCAGCCTTGGATGACATATGAGCAGCAAGATTGATTATAAGTCAGCGCTAGAGATTGCGGTGGAGGCTTTGCGTGAGTTGCGTGTCTACGACGGAACCGAGCGTATTATGTGTTTAGATTCTTGCGTTGACCGGGCCTTAAAAGAGATTGGCAGGATATGCGAGAAGCGTTCGAGGTGAGTAATGATAAATGAACAAGTCCCTGATCAAGCTATTCGTGATTATGCGAATAAGTTGATAAAAAAAGAGTTGGCAGAAACGGAATATTTGATCGCGGCATTCATCGCTGCCCACCCTGACGTTCCGATAGATCAAATTGAATTGGTGCGGAAAATAGTCCCGTTATTGACTGGTGGATACGAAACAATTTTTAGTGTTCGGAAGAAAAATGAATAATGAACAGTTAAAGCATATCCACGAGGGTCTGACAATGATCAAGGTTTTGATTGATAGCCCGCAGGATGACAGCAACCCGGAATTGCTCGACCGGATCGAGGATATTGTAAAGACCACTCGAAGGCGTGTTTATGCCTCAAGGGATAAGATTGGTGAGCGAATTGGTCCGGAAGGTAGGTACGATTAAACTAATGAATAATGAACAGATCCAATGCCCAGGATGTGAGTTAACCAAAGCAGTCGTTAAGCATTCTGTCAGAGTTGATGGGATGCAAATTTATCACTGCAAGCATTGCATGGATTATTTCACCGAAGGCACCGAACCCATGTGGGCAGCGAGAGGGACGGGAGACAGCATATCAAGTACCCCTGCCAATGCTGCAAGCTATCGTGATCTGAAGGATGAAAACCGCAGACTAAATAACTTGGTCGATATGCACGAAAAAGAACAGGACCACATGCTTGGCATTGCCTCAGCCGCCGAACTTGCTCGCAATAGGATTCTATTGTTCCTCAATTCCAATGGGCCACACAAAGGTTTGCAAGAAGCATTAGATGAGCTGGAGAAACATTTAGTAAAGTAAGGGGGACACGTAAAAAGGGATTCGAGAAATAATGATAAAGATAAATGAACAAGAAAGGCTAACAAAATTATTACGAGAAGCAGAACGCATTCAAAAAGAACGAAACGATATTAATGATCCAGTCTCGGAATTTGCAAATGAAGTTGAGTGTCTTATTTATCGGTTACGCAATTGGCTTTTCCGTGTTGGTGATGTGTATGAGGCTGGTATGAGGGAGTTTCAAAATAGAAATGATATTTGAACATTTGAAAAGCCAAATCCTGCATTCTCGACTAAGCGAGATATTGATTCATTTGAAAGATAATCCTAGCGATCAATCAAATCCTGAATTGTTTGAGACAGTGAAAAGGATCTTAAAGGAAACCGATGACGAGATAAATGATTACAAAGATAGGTGTCAGGAAACTAATGATAAATGAACATGATAAAGCATGGTGCCAAGCAATAGAAATTGATTCGATGGCATCACAAGACCCTGATATTGAGAGGTTCATTATTACATTGACGATGCACGAAGGCACACAAAGATGGTTCCAATACCTTGAACAATTGCGTGAGCAAGATTTAATTGATTTGCGAAACCTTATCAATGATTGGATAGGCGAAAAAACTAATGATAAATGAACAACGGCAGCCGAGGCTAAACACTCGGAAGGGTTTCCTTGTATGGCAGTACCTAGGTGCGAGGGGGTATAAGTCGCCAATGCGCAGTTTGATACCGCATGTAAAACCGAACAAGTGGAAACTCGTCGGCCCTGCCGTTCGGAGGTCTAATGATAAATGAAACGGTGCAACCACTTCAAACACATAATATGGTCTTTCACAGTGATAGCATGTGTAATAATAGTTACAGAATGCCGACGCGATGAGATAGAAAAGCAATGTGCACCGTGGCCTTCGTTCGAAATGAATCCTAGATCTTTTGATGGTGGGGAATAAAATCTGGAAGAACCAACGCTATCAACATTTGATCCGCATGCCATCCCTTGGCAATACACCGCTTTACAAGAAATTAGGAATTACGATTATTCTATTGGTGCCCACGATGTGATGTTCTCGGGTTCGTATGGATCGGCAAAATCGACGTTGATGGCCCATATAATCCTTACCCATTGTCTCATATATCCAGGTGCGGCGGTATGCCTAGGACGTCTTTCACTACCAGACTTAAAACAGACCATATTTCTAGAGATTTTGAACCATATCGGAGATGATCTTAAAGAAGGTTATCACTACAAGATAAGAGAGACTTCAGCCAGCGTTGTTTTCAGCAACGGTAGTACTCTCATTAGTCGGTCATGGTCAGACAAGAAATACGCTAAGGCGAGATCACTAAAGCTCTCTCTAATGTGCTTTGAAGAGATGGTAGAGACTGATACCGATGAAGCTTTTATGTCATTTAAGGCAAGGGTAGGCCGAAAGCCTGGCATTCCAGAGTATCTAACCCTATGCGCCACTAACCCGGATTCACCAGCTCATTGGGCCTATGACTATTTCATCAACAGCGACCTACCCACGCGCCACGTCTATTACTCCCAGACGATAGATAACCCCTTTCTGCCTAGTTGGTATCTTGACCAGCTCTATCAGGATTTAGACGAAAAGGCTTTTGAACGATACGGCAAGGGTAGGTGGGTAGAGCTCCCCACGGATAGAATCTATTACCAGTATGAAGCCGAACGTAATTATCGGGCTGAAGAGTACGAAGTGAACGAAATGTATCCCATTCACCTTTGTTTCGACTTCAATATTGGCGAGGGTAAGCCCATGTCGATGTGTCTTGGCCAGTTTATAGATATGAAATGGCATTTCTTCGGAGAGATCATAATTGATGGGGCCAGCACCGAAGAGACTTGCGAAGAACTTGGCTCTAAAGGCTTTCTAGATTACGACACGGATTATTACATCGAGGGTGATGCTACCGGGGCCTCAAGGTCAACCAAATCCAAGAAATCTGACTATGATATAATCGTCAAATACCTAGCAAATTACGTAGGCCCCTACGGTCGGCTGAAATATGTCAAGAAAGTACCCCGAGCCAATCCAGCGGTTAGAGAGCGTCATAATTGGACCAATGCCTATTGTCGCAACAAAGCCGGGCAAGTGCGGTTTTTCGTCTATAAGGGTTGCCCTACGCTTCATAAGGGGATGCGTTTGACGGCGTTAAAGAAAGGTGGCAGTTATATAGAAGATGATAGCAAGCCATATCAACACGTAACAACAGCGGCAACCTATGCGGTGCATCGGGTTCATAAATCGTTAAAAGCCGGTTCTAAAGTGAAAAACGAAAGGCGGTATTAGACCAATGGAAATGTTTTACGAAGAGGACGTATTAGACCCCGCATTCCGCAAGAAGGTACTGGCCGAGATCATGGCCCCTGAGAACGTCAACCGTAAGAAAGAATACCTCAAACGGTACGATGTCTATAAAGACAATACCAAGAAATGGATACAAGACGCCTTGATCAACGAGGGGTTGAAGACCGAAACCATAGCCCAAATGATGAATCGTGCTGGTAATGTCTCTATTTGCAAGAAAATCGTTAACAAGTTGGCTCGCGTATACCAGCAGGGGGCCTTGAGATCGATCTCCGAAAACGATGAGGCGACTGAGACTGTAGAAGCCGTTGCCGATCTGCTGAATTTCGACGAGAACATGAAAAAGGCAGACCGGTACCGAGAACTTCACCGAAATTGCCAAATCATGGTTGTTCCGAAGGTTCACCAGCCTAGTGTTGACGATGAGCCTAAGATGAAACTCATAATGCGGGTA